TGGTGGTGGGTGCAGGAGACGTGAATTTNGACATACTCTGTGAGCCAACCGTTATCATCGTTCCAGAAGGATTTAATACATCATCTAGACTTTGAAAAACATTGAGGCCGCTTGTTCTGCTTTCTCTAAAGAATGATGCTGTAGCATGTGTTGCCTTTAGCTCTCCAAATGCTTGTCTTGCCGCTCTAAGAAAATAAGAAGAAGATCCCGCAGTAGATACTACAGATCCCAGATATTTTGTTGAACTTGTCTCAATTTTCTCATCTGATCTAGTCCTTCCAAAAGAAATATTCCATAAGTTTCCATCAAATATATCGGGTCCGACTAAATCCATCTTTAAAAGAGGATCATTTCCTTGCAATCCCGGTCTCATGTAAAGTCTAATTGTTGATCCACTTCCAGATAAACTATTTTCCGTCCCAGAAAGAACAAGTAAATTTGCAACAGCTATACCGTGGTTGAATACAGCCGGATCTGCTATGACCTCACTAGCTGATACATGTAGTCTTGCCAGGCACTGGTATTGGCCATATGTTCTTCCTGGCGCACTTAAAAATTGATAAATTCCCTCATATGCAAATGATCCCGACGTAAGCAGACCATCATCGGGCCTGTCATAAATGCCATGTGGAAAAAACTTCTTTTTATCAATGAACGAAGGAGTAACTGGTGTGCCGTCCCTTATAAAGGTTGCGCTTGACGGAGAGGGATATCCCACCTCAACTCTAGATGAAGATAAAAATGGCGATATTATATGGGGAAAGTTAGAAATATACCCTTGAGGTGTTGTTGTTCCTGGTCCCTTTCTACCCAAGCTTCCAGAAAAATCAATCGATGATGCTACCTCTGACTTTGTCTCACGAAGACCGACGAGCTCTCTTTTAGTTGGTCCGCCATACTCCCTGATATTCATTAAATTATCTGGATTGATTCCAGCAGCTCGTATAAATGCCTTAATACTATAGACGGTTCCCTTTGAAACTATTATTTCATTGAGATTTATTAATATTCTTCTCCATATCTCTGTCTGAATATAGTTTAAAGCATGAAGTGATTTTGAATAGTCATCATCTATATTCTCTCCATCAACATACTGGGTCGGGTCTGTATCTGGAAACATGGGAGGAAGATCTATTCCATAATAATTTGCAACGAATGGTAGGAATTTAGATGCCACTGTTTCAGTGTCATCATAGCTGGGGTGTATCAGATCAGAAAAGTGATCAATAAACACCTTGATTTCATCAAAAAACTTACTCCATAATAATAAAAATGCTGTCAAGTATTGTGCTGAGCCTATTTTTGCAGATCCGGGTATCGAGTTTGCCGTGACTGGATTAGATATATTCCCTTCTTCATCTTGAAAACCTTGAGCTTCTTGTCCCTCAAGAAGAAAGTGTGATGGTATAAGCTTCGTAACAAGATTTGGATTTACTGAATCATAGTAGCTTGCGCTAGAAAGCATTTTGATATTAAGATTTCCAACTTTTTTAAATGATGGAAATAATATTGGGCAACGCTTGAGAGTTTCAGCAGTCATCGGATTAGAAATAGACCCAGTAGCTCTTAAATCATATTTAAAAAAGTTTGAAATTCTGCTATGAAGAGAGTTTCCAGAGTGATCTAAAACGACATCCTCTACACTGAAAGACCCGCTTGGTTCATTAAATTTAAAATATAGCTTAAGGGCATCGGAAGCAAATATTCCCTTTCTTGCTTCAAGTTTTTGAACATCTGGTGGCCTTACTGCGTGGAATATTCTTACTTCGTCTATCGAGCCAGACAGAGTTTGCTGTGGAATGAAAACTTCTCCGCTGCCGGCCCCAAAATCAAAATATCGTGGTGTGTGAAATGTAGATCCTGAGCCTATGTACAGCGGTGCCCTATCTAAAGATAAACTATCGAGCTCAAATCCCATAGGTGAGATAGCAACAAGTGACTCACTCACATAGATTTGTAAATTTCGCGTATTGTCTCTATCATATGTTGCACATATATGACTAAACTTACCCCTCTCTATTGAAGCGCTTACTGCCATCCTAGCAGACCCTGAATTAACAGAAAATATTACGTCGGGATCCTGGCCAGCTGACGCTGCATTTAATGCTACTGTTACACCAAGATGATTAGATTTTCTTTTTTGAAATATTATTTGACGACCACTGGCTTCTTCTGGNGGTCTAAAAAAGAACTCGAATGAAAAAGGCTTTGTCTTAAAGTCAATAACTGCAGCTCCATCATTCTTCTTTGAAAAATCTGGAAATTGATATCCGGTGCTATCAAAAACTTTAATAACAGTTCCAAGATGCGGAGAGTGTCCTCCCAGTGGGTTCTCTGTTACCGATGTTCCAGACAATAGAAGAAATCCATTATTTTTAGGAAATATATCCAGTATATAATTTTCATATCCCGTAAGAGAATCTTCAAAGGCCTCAACCTCTCTTTGTGATCCATCAAACGGATATTCATTAACAATTCTATCGAATGCTACATTGACTTTCGATTGAGCAGAATTAAAAAATGTATGATTTTCAAATTTTGACCAATCTAGCGGGATTTCTTGTGTTGATTTTACTCCCGAACCAGGATCATCATATCTGAAAGAGGAGGTACTTCCGAAGTTAGTATCAGTTAATAATCTTAAAGACTTTGGTGAAGTGACTGAATACTTCGATTCATCTCTTGAAACAGCGGGACTAAATAATTTAGGCCTCTTTGTCTTGCCCAGTGTTCTATTACTAGCCATATTTTTCCTAAACTACTCTAAAGTGAGCTGCTACATCAGTAAAAATTTGATTCACTCCTGAATCTATTACCATAAAATCGAAAGTATATAGTCTTCCTTTGAATAGGGAGTCCATATAGCACGTAAAATACATTCCGTTAGAATCTGTTGAGCAAAGAGTTCCACCATTTTCTGTTTCGAATGGAATTATTACATCTCCTGAATCTACGTCTCTTACCCTGTAAAATAATGATGTCAATATTTCGCTGGGTGTGACAAAGGGTAACTTCTTGTATCTTACGGGCCTGTCTATATTTTCAGCAAATACTCTAAACTTAACAATATCAGTGTTTCTATACTGCGGCTGCATATTTGTTATATTTACTATTAGTCTTGCTGATTGATTACTAAATGAAGTTCTATTGACACTATTGATAACGAAGCTTGATGTGAGATATCCGACTATTCCATCAAGAGATTCCCATATCTCAGTAAATGTTGCTGATCCTGCATTTTTAATTTCATTTTCTAAAGCACTTTTCTGCCTAATTTCGCCTGAATTAGAAGACGTGAACTGAGACACTGCGAATGATGCAGAATATATTCCAGTTATAAAATTATCTCCCACCTTGTGCTGTGAGGCAGTTATTATCTTTTCAAAGAATGTTCCTCGGCTCCATGATCCAGTCCTTAATCTCAAAATTAACGAATTATTTCCGGTTATTTTGCGAGCCCATGCCCCAGATACAATATTTGAATATGACCCCCTGTGATAGTTATTTAAAAATAAGGATCCGGAGAGATTGAAGAAAAATGATCTATGATGATCCTGGATAGTATCATTATATAGCACCTCTATCCTTGGCCTGTTAGAGTAGTCAGATGTTTGCGTGGATGCAAATCTTTTGACGAATCTTGTAACTTTATCTGTTTCTTGTGATCCCGAATAGGATATTCTAAACCCATGATCGGGAATTAATCCCTTCATTACTCCTGATATTATTGTCGTTATATCTACACTTAGATCTTCCTCACCTGTTGAAAATGTTTGCTGACGCCAGAGATCGACGATACCATTTCCGTCATTTAGATTTCCGCTAGATATTATATCAATATCATCATTTGTAGTATTTAACAATCCTATCTTATTTGCTCCCGGGTAAGTCCACGGAATTGCAGAATTTCCAGATATAGATGCAGTTATAAAGTTACATGAATCTAGATCTGAGAAGCTTACTATATTTCTGCCCATTCCTTCATCAAACGATCTAGATAGCGGATAAACTATTAATTTAAAATTGGACGGGCATGTCTGTCCACCATACACATCAAACATCTTTAACGTGCACTTAAACGAAGGATGTCCTATATCTAATATTGATGATGTTAGAACCCTTAGAGGATTTAGATTGAACTTTACCAGACCCCTGCTCAACTCTATAGGTGAGGAATCAGACCCAGATATTGATTCGGCGTATAGTTTAAAAATATCTATTGACGCAGCCTGGCCCACATTTGCATCAGTTGCTCTAAAACTATTTCCAATAATTTTATTGGTTACATATGAATCTTTGCTGGCACTTAAAATTCTAAACATTTTTTATCTCGCTGAGCCGTTGACATCATCATCAGGATATTTCAATTCAATAATAGACCCAGGAGGGGGTACTATGATCCCTCTATCAGTATGAGATGCTATAGAGAAGCTCTCATCGCTATATGATCTCTCATTAACTGTTCCAGATAAATTAGTGACATCAAATGAAACCAGCGATATAACTCCTTGTTGATTCAGTATAATGTTTACTAGGTCTGCTGTAACTATAGGCTGATCTATTTGAAAATTATCCAAAGACATATATTTCTTAATGGAACTGTTAATTGATTGTATTGTTAGAGTTTTATTTGAAAGAGAATCGATAACAACACTATACGTTATTCCTATATTTAAAACCATTGCATCAACAATATCTATTGCATCTGATATTAACCTATACTGATTGAGATATTCTCTTAAATTTTCCTTTAGTGAGTCTGGAGAGACAATTAATTTGCCACTTGAATTTCTACTGATGATTGCTACAACAGATGTTAGAGGATTATTGGGATTATCCCTAACACCTACACGAAAAACTCTTCCAAAGTTAACTGGCATCGTATATATTCTTGCTACAAGATCAGCCTTTGTAACAATTCTTGACTGAGAATTTCTAAATGCTAGTGCTGCGGATTTAAGCTCATTTAAAGTCATTGCTGCTTCACCGCCCTTTGCACTATTTTCATTATTAGCTTCTACAGATCCTCTTACTGATGCTATTGTACTAGAAGGTGTTGTTGAAGCAAACTTAGTCTTCAAGATTGATACTGTCTTTATTGCTCCTGCTGAAACATTATGAGATAGTCCTCCGCCAGATCTATACCTCACTGAAAGTGTGGTATTTCTTGGGGCGATACCGAGTGTTCGAGTTAGCAGTAGCTTATTTGGATCAAGAGTGAATCTTGAAAAAGCTTTCTTCTTTCCGTATAGCGGGAGAGCAATATCACTTGGATCTGGAAGTGCATCATCATCAGTTCCTTCTGCGCTGCCTCCTCCAAATCTTATTGTTGTGGATCCGGTTCTTCTACTTGTAGCTTTTACAAATCTATAGGGTGCGGGTATCATCTCAATATTTTCAGAAACTAAGTCAGAATCATATCCCGTATTACTAATTCTTTTAAAGACTGTATCTTGCGTTAAGGATGATACCTCGTAGTAATCTCTCCCTTGAGAATCTCTAATTGAAGTAATCTCCGAAATATTTTTTCCAGATAGCTTTATTGTTCTAAATGGAGAAAATGTATCTGGTATGGTAAATGACTCTGACATTGAGATGCCTGATGTGCATCTTCCTACTAGCTTTAGAGCAAATGATGTAGGATTTCCACTTCCATCTGATTTCATTGTAGAATAGGTCGCTATAAAATTTCCAGCCGAATCTTTCTTTCCAAAATTTAAATCATCGTAAAGTTCAAACTTTACTCCTGTATTAGCTGATAAAATAGTGCCTGCCCTTATTATTGGGAGAGAACTTAATTTTGGAACATATTCATTTGCTACCAATACTGCTGGTGCCTCTAGATAAAAGCTAATATCAACAGTCGCTGGTGCTGCTCCCTGTATTTGAACGCCGGCACCTCTAACAAGCCTCTCTATATTGCTACTTTCAACCGCAGTAACAATATCTAATTCATTAAATTGATGATCTAGATAAAATGACATGTTATCGCCAATATATGCAGCCATCTCTATGAACAGTCCTGCCAGACCATTCTCAGTAAAGTCATTTATCTTATCTTTAAAGTAAATCTGTCCATACTGAGTTAACTCAGCACGAAATGCATCAAAATCTTTGTTGAGATATGATCTCTGATTCGATCTTAAGTTTTTTAAATTATTCTTCTTAGAGCCCATTGATTTTTATCCTATATGCAGAGAATTGAAACGTTTAGTGCTCTCTCGCCTATTCGTAGCTTTGGAACACTATATTTTACCACTATATTTACTTTTGTCATACTAACTGGAACTCCTTCCTCTGGACCCGGTACTGCATTTGATGTTCCGCCAGCATCAGAGGCGAATGTACTCAGCTCAACGAAGGGCATGTGTTTTCTTACTGCAGCACTTATGCTCTCCATTGCCACAGCATCAAAATCCATGATATTATTAAGTTCAGCTAGCAGAGGTCTTAAATTTGCCCCATACCCATAATTTCCCAATCTCTCTCCGCTGTTTGTTAGAATTAGATTTTTTAAATTATCATCAATCTGCTCCACAGGGTTAAAGTGCATCTGAAATATGCCCGATCTCCCTGTTCCTAGCTCTAATGGTGTTCTTATACCATACGGCTTGGGATCAACTGTCTTTAATAGATCTGGATCCCCTCTCTTGACACCTGAGCTTTTGAAAATGATTTCATGTTTTGACACTTCGATACACTCCTATCATTAATTATTATGATAGTAAACTTCTGCATTCTAAACGTTTAAGAATTTAAAAAGCTACTTCAGATTTGATTCCCAGACTGATGCGTAGTTTCCCTTTGTCCCGGCTCCTGCGAAGATGGAATCAGTTGTCACAGTATGAATCCGATCTGCGAGATCAGCTGCCACATCTGACTTTGTTCCTCCCTCTTCTCCGTCTGAAGAAGATTCACCCACTTCCCATGCAGCAGCAAAGTCAACAGTTCCAACAGGAGTGACTAGTCCTATACCGTCATATTCATTATTTGTCCACGATACAAGAGAAACTAACAGAACTGAATAGCCTGCATCAGCAGCAGACCAAATCCTCTCATTTGCAGATTCACTAGCCTGGCAGCTTGCTAGAATGGTCGCCTCTAGAGTTGACTGTCCATCTGAAGGAGTCACAGAATCTGGAGTGCCATCAACCGTACCGACGTATGCAGAATCTTTGGGAGGGGTGCCGCTGAAGGTGCCTTGCGGCGATGGGTCTATTTCAACATCGCTTAGGTATGTCACTATTGCTTCAGCTAGATCTGCTGCAAATGCTGCCATGCTATCTGGTCCATCTCCGTCATTGCTTTCAAAGATGTCCTCGATGTCACTCTTTAAGCCTGACTCTGAGAGGCCCATTACTTAGTCATTCCTATCTTGCTCAAGATTAGTTTTAGATCTGACTCTTTTGTGTCTGTCGTATTTGAAAATCCATCAAATGCTGTTGCTTCTGCTCCGCCTGCTCGAGGTGAAGTAGGGCCGGCTCCTGAGGGGTGTATGTGGTTGTCTAAAACATCTACTATTGCTGTTAAAACATTCATTAGCTGGGTTCCCAAGACTATAGGCTCTTCTGCATCTCGGCCAAGATATACCTGCTCTCCAGCAGCATTTTCCTTCTCAATTCCTGATCCAATTATTATCTTTGGGCCGTCAATCATTATTGTTCCATCGGGTTGCATTATTATAACTGCTCTTCCAGTACCTTCTTCATCATCCTCAACTCCCTCCTTAATGATCTTAATGCTACCATTGATCTCCTGATCCTCATTATATTTTGCAATGAGCCTAACCTCGTTAGATCTTAATATTGTGTATGGTGCATCATCAACCGCCTCGACTTCTGTTCCATCATTGAGGACAGGATATGCTGGGAGGTCATCACTCATTAATCCGAAGTTTGTGTCGCCACTTGTCTTCATTGAAACATATAACCTTGATAGGTCATTAATAAAGTCAGGATCACCCTCATTTATATTGGGTCCATCAGCATTTGAGTCTGTTACAACAGGAGTTTTATCAATTTCTCCAAGCTCACGAATATTTTTTGCTACAGCTGCAGGTCCTGTTATAATATCGCTTGATCCTGAATCTCCTGTGCTTGGATCTAAATCTGTAACAATATCTGCTATGAACGTCCCGTCTGGCATCAATACGCTTCTTCCGGCGACTATGTCGATTGTCCCTTTTCCATATACTGTATTATCCACCGGTATTGTATTGGCGTCATCCTCTGTATCTGGTGTTCTCCCCCTATCCTCACCCAAACAAATTAGTGTATTATTTGATCCCTGTAAGGTGAAATCTGGGCTCCGCTTACTAAATCTTGGAATTGGTTCTGCTGTGTACTGATTTTGATATGCATCAGATGCAGCTACAATTGAATCATACGCATTTTGATTATCTATGTCAGGCATCGTATTATTCGCCTTTGTTCTTCCGCCGCCTGGTGTGAAGCACAAAGGATCATAGTCTGTAGATGTATCTCCCTCTATTGCTGTCTGGGCAGAATTTTCAGATGACTGATTTTGTTTCACATTTAATGTTGCTCTATCTATGTGAGTATAGTTTAGATCATCTATATTTTCATCACCTGTTTTTCGGGATATCCAGTACCCCAAGCCGCCTGTTGCTCCCATGGATTCATATATCACCCAAATCTTCTCACCCGCCTTAACAGGAAGACACATGTGTGGAGAAAAGAATGGATAGAAAATTTCTGGCTTTTCTTCATAGCAGGCTCTTTCAGTTGTTCTCCACGCAACTATTGAATTTCTAGGCATTCTAGAAATTCGAGCAGCATTTGAGACAGCATTCAAGCCAGATCCCAGCGATTGCGCAAGGGTGAGATCACTTCCAGCAGCTTCTTCATTTAGTGGTATTTTTTGTAAATCCTCGACAGGATTTGAAATAAAGTCCATAACCACGGCAGTATAGAAGACTGATGTGGATTTAACTCCTTGATTTAGCTCACTTGATTTATCAGATCCGCCAGTAGAACTATCAAATGACTTTAAAGTCTGTCCAGCCATTGTAATCTACTCTCCTATTTGATTAAATATCTCATTGACATCTACTGGTGAGCGCTCCTCTTTTGCAACTAATTCTGCCAATTTTAATATTTGATCATTTGACTTACCCATTCTCTCAAGGTACTTTGCCATTATTGGTCCAAACATTGCATGATTTGCTGCATTTCCCTTTGACTGCGTCAATAAATCTGTAAATAAAAATCCAGCACTTTCTCTATCATTTAGTGCATTCTCATATATCTCTTTCCAGAGTAGCTTTTTCTTATCTTCTGTATTTGCAAGAGAATCTAGCAGATCTGAGAATTGTGTTATCTTGTTATCCTTTTTAGTAACTTCGTCAATTAAATCTTCTACGGCCTTAGACATTTGAAACCTCCCACGAAAAAATGTCGAACTTATCATCTTTAATTAGGTCTCTGTAATGTTTTCTAATAGATGACATTGCAACAGAAAGTTGTTTTGGATTCAGGCTTGAAATATCTCTCATATAGACGAATACTGCTCTTTTATTAAGCAGGTCTAGCTCATCAACCTTTGAAAATAGGGTTATTATTGCATCCATGCATGCTATCTCATTTTCGCTATTGAGCCTACCCCTTATAGTCTCCATAAGGCTGAACAGACTATCTTTTGATTCTTGTCTTAGCATTCTAAAATCTTGTGTGGCTGCGACACTAAAATAATTTAAAAGATCAATTTCAGACGCGCCTTGCTCATACTCAGCATCAAGACTCACTAAGCGCTTTTTATTTTTTGAAGACTTCTTGCTCTGTATTATAAGCCAGTTCTTAGCTACAACATTAAAATATGAAAATGCCTTGCTTCCTCTTGTGTGATCAAATTTATGAAGTGTCTCATACAAAAATGACACACAATCACTCTTTAAGTTTTCATAGGAGTGAGTATGAATTGTTTTAATAAAGCCATGAATAAAAATTAAATTTTCAGCAAGCTTATCAAATGCTGGTAAGATTTCTTTAATATAGATTTCATTTTTTATCTTAGGATCTTCTATGCCTTGATATCTTACTATTGCATCATGAGTATTTTTATCAAAATATGGCTTTCCTCTTTTCTTTCTTCTTCTTCTAGTAATTTTCTTTTTAACTTGCATCATCAGGCTCGCTTTGTTTGTCATCAGTGGTTGTGTCGTCGATATCTGTGTCGTCGACTGAGGTTAATTCATTAGCAATGAAGAGAATAGAATCTCTTGCAGACTTAATTTCAGAAATCACCTGTCTCACCTCAACAGAGTCAAAAAAAATTGGAATTTCGAGTACTTTAGATATCTTATTATATTGATGGTCTAAAATATCAAGAGATCTTTCAATTGAATCTTGAATCTTAATTAAAAGAATCCCATGCTTTATGTTAAAGTAAACTGAAAGGGATAGTAAGACTACCAGCACTACACACACAATAGATAGCGAGATAGTCAACATGATTATCTATCCATTATTTTATTTAATACGTCATCATAATTTGACATAATTGTGGTCGAACTAAACTTTGATTTCACTAGGCGAGACAGGTCAATTGCCCACTGTTTGGGCATATTGTATTTATTTCGCAGCTTTAATATTTTCTTTTTAAAGTCTTGCTCGTCTGGCTCTGCCCATTTCATTCCGGGAACAAATATTCTACCATCAAGCTTTGAGGGCGGAAGATCAATTAGAGAATAGTTTATAGGAATGAACTTTCCCATTCCAAGAAAATCTAAGTGAGCAGACCAGTTAGTTGCCATTACAGGAAGCTGACTTGCTGCTGCTTCTAGAAGAGGAAGCCCAAATCCTTCCCCCCTTGTTAGACTTAATAAGCACTTTACTTTTTTATTTCTGTACAAACCGACTATCTCTGAAGATGTTAAATTTCCATGTATCAGATGTACTTTTGGGTACGGTCCTTTTCTCACTTCTCCTACTAGCTGTCTTATTTTATTTTTTGTTATTCTCCTATCGATTTTTGTTCCTCTTCCGTGATTTGTCTTTATAATCAATCCCACATTGCTATCATTAGAAAATGCTTCACAGAACCACTTGATAGTAAAGTAAAGATTCTTCCTATCAGTAAAGGGATCATGACCAGTGAAGCAGCCAACTGTTAAAAAGTTAAAGTCAGTATCTATTTCTAGATCTAGTACATGATCT